CCGTGCGCAATACCAACTGATCTGTGCATACACGTATTAAAGACATCGCCTTGCCAAGCTGAATACATAATTGACAAAGGACATATAATAAGAACGCGTTTAACTTTGCCTTGCTTCATTAGATAGTCTGTAGCCCAAAGTACTGACGAAGTTTTACCAGTACCAGCTTCGTTAAAACAAAAGGCACGGTGATTGATAGATAAGAACTCTGAGGTAACACGTTGATGGTCAAACGGTTTATAAATACCTGGCCAATTATAATCACGGACGATAGGTGATGGTAGGTTAGTACGAAATGAAATAAGTTGATTAAGGCGGGTCATCTCATCAAGCCCCCAAAATACAATGAGGTCTGTAAGATTGCCTTTATGTTCTAGTACTTCACACTTCTCAATATTGCTAGTGATGTGAGAAACTATGTGTTCAGGCACTGTAAGTTTAACTGCGGTATTATCTATGATTTCCATTTAACTAAGACCCAAGGTCGCTCTTTAATAACTAGGATAGGTAGTTTAGCACACCTATTAGTGCTGTCAAGTATTACTTGATTATTTCTTTTTACGTTCTTTAGTACTAACTTCTGATACTAACTTGTGTTGCGAATTTCTTTTAAATGATCTATTAGCTGATGCAGATTCAACACGTAATCCATCTTTGTTTGAACCACCTTTAGATAAGGCTTTAACATGGGCTATATCTTTACCCTTACGAGCAACACCTTCTTTATCTAACTTACGACGTGCACGTTGACGCTCCATCCGTTTCTCATGTTCTAGTGGGGAGTCTTTATAGATAGGTCTTGGTTTATTAACGAAAGGCATACAATATTATATCATGTTCTATTAAATTCACAGGTCTTGACAGGGCAGAATTTACATAAGGGTGTAGAGTTTGCAACCCATGTATTAGTTTCGTACGAATTGTCAAGCCTTGATAAAGATACTGTAAACTTATTCCATGATATGTCCATATCTTTTCTGTCGTATTCTTCTGTAATAAATGAATTATGCATTACAAACAAAAGACCCGCTTTAATCTTATTAACTTGTGGGAAATGAGCGAAGGTCATAAGAGACATCAAGCGTAATTGTTTAGGATCAGGATAGCGATTACTTCCGGTCTTATAGTCAACAATGAAAGCATAGTCATTATCAACAATAAGCAAGTCAACAATACCACGTACCCAACGATCAGGATCATCAAACGCACAGGGCGACTTGTCTTTACCCAAAGCCATCTCATGTTCCGCATACTTATCACCAGGAATGCAAATAAGCTCATCAGCTACTCCTTTAAATCTTATATAGTTTAGGGCTAACTCTTTACCATCTTTAACATAATCTTCTAAAGCTTTGTGTACTTCTGTACCGTAGATCATTTTCTCCGACGGAATTACAGTATAAGTTTTTGCTACACGAATCTCGTAATACTTCTTAGGACAATTCTCATACTCTTTAAGAGCTGAGTATGACCAAGTGAAATTAGCCATCAGTCTTCTTTCTTTTGGACTTCGCCTGTTGATGGGTTAAGTTCATACTCGGGTAAAACTTCTTTTCCTACGGGTTTCATTTGATCCCATTCTTTATCTATAGGTAATTCTTCTTTCTTCTTTCTAAAAATTAAATCAAAGTTCTTTTCAAACTGTTCGTTGTTAGGTTTTGACTGTAACCAATCTCCTGTTACATCATTTTGTGCAGTATTTTTACTCATAGTTACTCCTTATATCTTTTACTAAGTCTTCGAAGGTTAATTGGTCTTTATCTTTAGCAAATTCTATGCTCATAAGATACCGAGTCGTTTCAAAATTATATACTGTATGGGGCACTTGCGTATTAAATATATAATATGTTGCGGGTTTATATTTTAATTCTTCTATCTCAAACACTGCGCCCTCTTTGTTAGGAGCAAAAGCACAAACACTCCTATCGAACGGAGTCAATAACATATTGATGCCTACTCCTCGTCTTGTATCTGTATGCCAATCATAACAAGTGTAAGGGTCTAATCTTAGTATTCCTACAATAAACTCATACCTTGCGTGTAGCCATTTAAAAAAGTTATCCTGCGCTATTAATTCTGTAGGTATAGGTTTAACATTAAAATTGTAGTGTGGAAACCATGGCTGAGGATTGAAAGCATAATCATATAGTTCTTTAGCTATGGTTGATTTAATGCTTATTTCATAATAAGGTTTCATTACTTATCCCAATGAAATGGACATTGTTTTACTTTTTTATTTTTTAATATATTTTTACGTTTTATATATTGGTTATAAAAAGATACGCTGACGTTAGATAATTGAGTAAACTCTCTATCTGTTACTAAATGATGTCTTATTTCAGTTTCATGTTCTGTTATCGGTATTAGATGATACATAGGATGGTTAAAATCTATCTTAATTGTTTGGTCTTGTAATTTAAAAAATATATTTATATTGGTGCCATACTGATACTTAAAGTTAACTACGCCTGGTGCAGTCATATAGTTTGTCTGTAATTTATTATTCCAAAAAGGGTCTGTACAAGACCACATAATATCTTTTTTAGTCTTTATTCGCCACGGAGACATAAGTTTTAAATGCCCTATATTTTGTGCGTCAGTAAAATTTTCCCATTGTTTTTGAGAGTGTATTTCAGCAGTAGAAAATTTATCGCTATATGTCCACCTATACTGTTTGTTTTGTATCTCTAATATAAAATCGCTCCATAACGGAATAATATATCCATGATTATATGTATCTATAATACCCCTACATTCTTTTATTGTTATAAATGGCTCAATATTATTAGGTATAACAATTTCTCTAGGTGTATTTATCCACCATTCAGGTATAAATTTATTAGCTTTTTCTATGGGGGATAGTTCTATAATATGTTTATACGGAGTAAAGCAATCTACTATTATTTTATTTCGTTTAAAAAAGAAAAACATTAACAATCTCCATAATTATATGTAGTTAATAATTTGTTTACTACCATGCCCATGATACAAATGTATCTCGTATTCCTTTAGTTACTGGGGCTACGCTGTGCGGATATAAAAATACAGACGGGAATACCATAATATCTCCTTGTTTAAGTTCTATCTTTTTTTCTTCGTCAAACATTAAAAACTCTCCGCCTTCATAGTCATCATTTAATAATCCTACTACAGAAAGTATAGGAATGCCTTTGCGTTGTCCATCAAATATATCATGTATGTGGTCACAATGTTTAGCCATAAGACGTTTAGGTTCATATCGATTAAATCTAATATAAGTTAATTCTGAAAAACGGTTGTAGTATGAGGCTTTTAAATCTTCTAGTATGTATTTAGATATAGTTTCACTTACTTTTTTTGTCAATTCTATTCGACTTGGTATGTCATCCCACGATATATCCAGTTCATCGTCTTTACTTATTTTTGTAAATGTACCGTCAATTGAATTATAAAATTCGTGTTGTTTCCACGTAATAGAATTTAATTCTAGTCTAACTTTTTCACAAAAATCTTTATTTAATGCGGGATATATTTTAATGTAATCTTCAAGTTTTTTAGACATCAACAGTCACCATAACTTTCTCCGTATTTGGCTTCACAAGCTACAGGTAATCCCGTTGCCCAATCAGGCGGGGTTGACATTGTACCAATAATATACTCCATTGCGTTATCTATTTCTGCCTTAGGTATAACATTTACTACCGCATCATGTACTGTTAAGACAGGTCGATACTTCTTATTAATCTCTATCATTTGCTCACCAATAATAATCCGAGCCAATGCCTGTACAACATTCTCTACCACAGATCCCCCCCAAATGGAAATGAATCCACGTCTTGACTTATATACAAATTTAGACTTAGCTTCTGAGGTATCCCAAGTAAGACCAGGATATTTAATATATAAACCATTAGGTAACTTGATGCCTTGAGGGGTTGCGTATAGTGCATTGTGTTGACCAATAGGATAGGGTTGTTTGCCTTCAGGCCATGAGGCTATATCTCGTAGGGCCTCTTCACATTCACGCCATAGATCAATCACCTTACTATTACTATTACGATAAACACTTACTAACCTTTTACATTCACGTTCATCTAACTCAACACTCGCCGCCAATTTTAAAGTCTGTTGTAGTTTAGCCCACCCTGTACCATAACCAAGCCCAAGAATACAAGTCTTACCTACTGCACGTTCAGTCTTATTAGCTTTAGTAATAGGGCGTTCATAAACGGTTGTTGCGAACTCACAATATACATCTCGTTCTTCTTTGTACCATTGGACAACATCGTTCTGTCCCGCTAACCATACTAATACTCGAGCCTCAATTTGTGATGAGTCAGCGTTAATAACCTTATAACCTTCAGGTGCGATGATTGCGTTCTTTAAGGCTTTCTTTTTCTTATCTCTTGCTGGTAAGTTTTGGAAGTTAACTTTGTCCGATCCTGCCCATCGACCCGTATGTGCGCCGTAATACTTAAGAGGAATAGGCAACCTACCCTTATTACGCGACCCAATACCGATAAACCTTTCAATTCTACTCTCCTCAATGGTGGACTTCGTACCTAATCTAACAGTACAAAGTTGTTGAATGAACGGGTCTTCATGTTCACATAAATCTAGGAAACCCTGATCGCCTTTAGCTAAAGCAAACGTATCCTTGCCCGTCGCGGGACTCACCTTTAATGGAACGATAATACCTAACTCTTGTAGTATCTCGGCAAACTGTTTATTAGATGCTAACTTAGCTCTTACACATTCTTCTGTCTCACATTCTAACTTAACCATGAGGCCTTGTAATAGCTCTGACTTCTCTGTTTGTACTTCAATGAGTCGGTCTTGTAATAAGGCGTCGTCCACTTCTAAAAGAGGTTGAGTATACATACGAAGTGTTAAGTCGATGAGATCAATCTCTGACTGAGGGAACTTAGGTGCGAGTACGCCGAATAGTTTATAGGTTAAGTTGACGTCATTTATACAGTAGCCCGCGTATGCTGACAATTCAGTCTCACTAAAGTCTTCTAACCTTTTACCCTTAGCTTGAACGACTTCTGTACCCTTGACACCGAGATCATAATACTCAACCAAGAATGCGAGGCTTCCTCCTACTTCAACACCATTAGTAGCCCGTGCCATAGACAGAGTATCCAAGTAGAGACCAGGAATGACACCAAAACGGAATGCAAGAATAGCCCCGTCGAACTGCGTGTTGTGACAAAGAAGGG